ACATCAGTTCTGGTTGAGATTAGCTCGGGTCGGCAGCCGAGACCGAGGACTTGAGATGAATGCCGAGCGGTCGCAATGCATCTTGCGCGGCGGTCAGCGTGATACCCGTGCCGAGCGTTACCGCATTGCTGTTGAATTCGCCCTCGAGGAAGGCGCCCGCAACGACGTCGGCAGCGCTGCCGTCGGCGTTGTCGGCGAGGATGGCAACCGGATTCTGGCTACCATCTGCCGACGCCGACAGCGCGATCGTGTATTTGCCGCTCGCGGTGATCTTGCCGAGGACAGTGCCGCGCACATACGGTCCGCCGGTTAGCGTCACATTGCGCGTGACAATCTGCTTCGGACCCGCAATCAGTTGGTCGGGTACGAAGGTTTGTGCCGTTACGGACGGCACTTGGGGGTTCTCCCCAACCGTGGTGACAGTCAAAGACATCTGTGAATCTCCGTTGGTGGGGAGGGGTTAGGCCTCGCCGCGGCGCAGTTTGCCCGCCGCGAGGATTTGCTCGGCGAGCGACGGCGCAGCGGCAGCAGGCGTCGATGCACCAGGGTTCGGGGTCACCACTTTCGCCATGCGTTCGTCGATCGACGGGCCGCGACGTGGTGCCGGTGCGGCGGCTGCGGAAGCATTCGCTTCCGAACGGTCAGCGGCTGCGGCCGCCAACACGCCGATCGCCTGTGCAGCAGTCATCTTGGTGTCGAAAGCCAGAGAGCAGGCCTGCTTGACCGAACCAAGCTTGATGCCTTCGGCGACGATGGCGGCGCAACGAACACGCTCTCGCTGGCGAGCAGCACCCGCGCGGCCGGCGCGCTTGCCCTCTTCCTTGTCGTCTTTGTCGTCCGCTTCGGCATCCGCATCGTCGTCGCCTTCCTCGGCGCGCCGCGCGTCTTCCTTCTGCTTGTCTTCTTCGGCCTTGCGCGCAGCTTCTTCCTTGTCCTTCTCTTCCATGCGCTTGGCGTAGTCCTCATCGGACTCGTCGTCGCGCTGCTTGCGGTCGTCGTCTTCCGCGCGCGCTGCGGCCGCGCTCGGGATGCCGAGGAAATGGGCGAACGGCATCGCGCTCGCGAGCTTCGAGAGCTTCATGTGTAACGTCCTTTAGATATGGTTTAGGCGGAAATCTGCTGGATCAACGCCCGAAACGCGGCATCTGGCGCCGCCACTTCGTCCGCAAGCCCAAGCGCGACACCCTTGTCGCCCATGAACGTCGCGGCCTGCGTATCCCGAACCGTGGCGGCTGAGATATTCCTGTTGCGGGCAACTGTGTCGACGAACAGTTGACCCATCGTGTCGATGTCGGCCTGAAAACGTAGCTTCGCGTCATCAGACAGCGGGATTTCGCTATGGCCGTCGGCCTTCGCGTCGCCGTAGGTAATGAACGTGACCTTGATACCCGCGCTCGTAAGCGCCTGCGACATGTCGACGTGCGCACAGATAACGCCTATGCTGCCGACGCCACCGGTGCGCGGCACATAGATCTTGTCGGCCGCGCTCGCAATCGCATACGCGGCGCTATACGCGGACTCATTCAGGATCGCCCAAATCGGCTTATTGCCGCGCGCCGCGTAGATGGTGTCGACGATGTCAAAGCACCCGGCCACTTCACCGCCCGGGGAATCAATGTCGAGCACGATCGCCTTCACCGACGAATCGTCCAGCGCGGTGAAAAGGTTCTGCCGGATGCCGTCGTACCCTGTCATGCCCGACCAAGGCCGCAACGATCCAAGTTTCTGAACCAGCGTCCCTTGAATAGGGATGACAGCAACCGGACCCACCATGTCGTATCCGGTTCGCGGGTTGTTGCCCGGCTCCGCGAAACCGTAGTCGTCGTCTTCCATCGCCATCGGCGCGACAGTCGAACCATCGAGCCGGCCGATCATGCCAATGCCGAGGCGCTCCGACAGCGCAGCGAGAACGATTTCCGCCTTACGTGGGTGCAGCATCAGCGGCGTATTGAAAACACGCTGCGCCAGCCGCGGTAGGAGATGGTTCATTGCGCTTGCGGTTCCTCTGTGACTTGCTGGGCGGTTGTCCCTGCCAGCGTCGACGGCAACGGCACGCCGCGTTTCTTGTAGTACTCGACCTCGATCGCGCGCTGATCGGCATTGTCCCGCCAGTCAGTGCCCGTCGCCTGGGCTGTTTCTTCCTCGAGACTCGATATGCCGGTCTCGATACCCAGCGCCTGCCCCTGCCGCTCCTTAAGCGGATCAACGTAGCCGCGGCCCGGCCCAATCCACCACGCGCGCGTGTATGCCGCACGGCCCGACATGAAGTCCGGGGCGCCGGCTGGCAGCGGCAACGCATCGACATCGAATGCCTCTTCGATGAACGCCGCGTAAATAGGCATCCCGAAGCCGCGCCCGAAGTCGCTGCGACGACGGTCGAACGTCTTCCATGCCTCAAGCGCCGCCGCGCGATAGGAGCTGTAGTTCACATCGGACCAGTTCTGGCTGATCTGCTGAGCAGACATTCCAGTGCCGGCCGCGACGTTGCGAAGCATGGCGTTTTCGAACTCGGCGAAGTTGCCTGCTGGGCGCGACGCCGCAACGGTGTTGATCGTCTCGCCGGGAAACAGGATCGGCAAACGGGCGCCCCCGAGGCGCAACTCGTTCTTGTCGTGGAATTCAGCGCGCGCGTCCTGATAGCCGTTCAGCGCCTCTTCTTCGCCGTCGCCGAGCGCCTCGCCGACCAACTGCTTGTCGAATGGGCTCGTGACATAGGCGCCGAAGATCGCGTTGATGATCGCCGCGTCGAGCTCGGTGCCGTCGTACTTGATCAACATCTTCAGACGCTGCAGCACCGGCGTGAGAATGCCGGCGCCGCCGCGGTGTTGCGATGCGCGGTCGAAATCGTAGTCGTGGACGATGATCGGGCGACCCCAGTCCGTCTCGGCGGGTATGCGTTCCCACGAAACCTGCTTATTGCCGCTGAACCAGTCGCCCTGATGTGCCTTGCGTATGTGATACGCGACCGGCGCACCGTCTTCGTCGATCTCGACGCCGCCGCGCATGATCTGCTTGTCAAAGTTCTGCTGCGGATTCGACAGTCGATCGGGGTCGATCAGTTGCAAAACTGTCGCGTACCGCGCGCCCTTCTTCAGCCGCTGCGGCATCCACCGCAACATGCCGAGCGCGTCGCCGTCGACGATCTTGTGCCGAAACGCGAGGCGCATCATCTGCGGAATCGTCAGCTTGCGCTGAGCATCGCAGAAGCGGCCCGGATCTTCCGACCACGTGCGCCAGCCGGCCTCGATGGCGCGGCCAAATTCGTCGGCCCAAACGTGATCGAACGTCCTGAGTCCAGTCTGCGCCTGCAGCGCGCGGTAGTCCGGCTTCGAGATCGGGCGGAAATCTGCGCCGATCACGTTGTCGAGCGTACGCGTGACCGCTGCGGACGCCCATCCATCATTGCGCACGAGATCGCGCACGCGCGACACTATGCGGTCGCGGTACGGATTCAGCTCACCGTCCGGCGACCATAGAAACGGCTGCCAATCGCGCATGTGCTGACCGCCCATGTCGGCGGCGTCATAGGCGACCTGGCTTCCGAAGCTGCCGGAACTGTTCAGCGCGAGCGCACGTCTCCCACTCGCAGGCAACGGCTGGCCGTCCGCGCCAAGGATCTGTACGTTCTGTTCGCTCATCGTCGTGTGAATGTCAGTCGAAGTGCTTTGCGGGGAGCCCTGACGATGTCGAGCTGCGCCTGCATGAGTTGAATTGCTGCCGCCAGATCTGCGAGGTTCGCCCGCGTGTATGTCACTGACCGCGTCCCGTCGCCCTGCGTGTACGACAACGATTCAGCCTGGCCGCCGGTGGAAAGCGCGAGATAAACCTGCTGCGCGTTGGCGAGCGCCGTGCGCAGTGCGGTCTGATCCATTCCGGCCAGCAGACTGCTGTTCGGGTCAAAGCATGGCAAGGTTGCTCTCCAGAGCGTCAGCCGGCGAGCCGCCGCAGACGCGTTTTCTTTGCAGGCGCTTCCTGCTTGATTACCGGGCCGTCTGGGCGAGCGGGCCGCACGACGCTGATTTCGGTGACTACCGGCTCAACTGGTGCAGGCTCGACAAGCTGCGACGGATCTGCCTGAACCTGCTCGACTCGCCGGTTCAGTTTCAGTCCCATATGCATGAGCCCGCACAGCGCGGCGTATCCGTACACGCGAATG